TTATGCCACAACTAATTTAGGCGGGGGTAGGTTCTCCCGCTGGGGGCATTCCTGGCGCACCTGGTAATCTCGGCGGAGTTGGTGGACCTGCTCCTCGCGGTAGTATTCCAGCTGTTAGTTATACAGCACAGATTGATCCGCAGGCAACGATGTTAGATCGTGTTAAGTCAAGGGTCCAAAACGTTACGAACATGGCTAGTAATAAAGGCCAAAGACTTACAAAAGCTGTACAACAGAATCGTAACTTGTTGATGAGCCGTGGTGCACTTCTTGGTGGTGCAACTGTTCTTGCTACTGGCGCTCTTCAAAGTGGAATTGAAGAAATGCAAGAGGGCAATGCTCCAGGTGGTCTTGCAAACATTGCAGCTACTGGCGGCGGCTTAGCTGCTGCTGCAGGAATTGCTAGCAGGGTTACGAATCCTTTGGCTAAAGCAGGTGTGATGGCAGCTGGTGGTCTCCTGGCAGGTGGTTTAGGTCAAGTAGCAGAAGAAGGTGTAGGCCGCATTACCGGTAAAGGTAAGAGTCAAGGTGCAGCACGTACGCGCAATATCAAAGAAGCTGAAAACCAGGCTGAAGTCCAGGCTATTCTTCAAGGTGGGCAGATGGGTACTTATGTAGCTGGCATTAATGACATACAGCAAAATGCAATGAATACAAGGCTTGAAGAATTCCAAAGACAAATTCCGTTGATTAATCAACTCCAAAATGCTCAGTTGGTTCGTCAACAAGCACTGAATGCTTCTAATGCTCAGAACTATATGCAAATGGGTGTTGTTGCTACTGCAGGTAAGATTGCACAGCAACAAGTGCGTGAGTCCGGAGCAAATCTCCGTACTGCAATGCAGGTTAATCCTTATGCAGGTTCTGTTCTTCAGGCTCCTAATATCAGCTTCTGATCATGGCAATTCCACAAGGCTTTTCTTTAGGCACTCCAGGTTTAACTGGATATATGGATCCTGCTTTGGCTGGTGGTTTCCGTGGAACTCAGAATCAGAGTGCATTGGCGCAAATGTATAAAAATACTACAAACGCTGGTGCAGAAGCAGGGATGTCAATGATGCCCCCTGTTGGAACTAATATGAGTCCGCCATTAAATCCTTTTCAACAACTTGTAGAAAGTTCTGTTTTTAAAAATTTGCCGCCTGAAGAGCAAGGTAAACTTCTTTCTAATCAACTTTATACTTCTCAGATTGGCAGCATTATGGATCGCCAAGATGTAAGGAGTAAAGAAGAACGAAAGTGGTATGAAGAGATGATGCTACGTCGTGCAAAAGAACAACAAAAATTAGGTTGGCAATCTAACTTGATTGGTTTTGCACTTAAAGAACTTCCAAGGGTTCTTACAGAACCAGCACGTCGTCGTAATCGTTATCTTGATGATCTTGTTTTAGGTACACCAGGTATTGCTCAACAAGCTTTCCGTGGTGCAACTGGACAAGCTACTGGTGATTATAGCTTGCTGTAAAATAAAGTTATGGTGGCAACATCTACTAATCTCGGTTTTGGCACCAACTTTTTGAACCAAACTGCTGGCGCTAATACATCAGCATTCTGGGATCCTTCATCAATGGGATCTACATGGAATATAACACCACCGTCAACGTCAGCATCAACAACAGCATCAACCGCAGCATCAGCAGGAGGTAGTATGGCTTTTCCATGGATGGCAGCAGCAAGTGTTGCAGCTCCTGTTATTAGTGGTCTTTTTGGGGGTTCTGCAGCACGCTCTCAACGTTCAGGTGCACAAGAAGCACTAGGTGTTCAGTCTGCTTTTCAACAAGATGCGTTGTTAGCTGGTTTTGGTGCTCAAGAACGAGCTAGGGATAATGAACGCAATCGTCAGTTAGCCCGAGGTATTGATCAATTAAACTTAAGGAATACTGCTCCTTATCTTGCTGATATGTCACGAACTGCTGGCTTTGAGTTAGCGGGACGAGGCTTCAGCCCAGCACAAGTTTCACAATGGACTGACATGTTTGGAGGATATTCGTAATGATATTAGGTAGTTTATTTGGTGGCGGCGGCGGCCCTAAGTCCCCGAAAGAAATGGGCTATAAACCTAGCTCAGGATTTCAAGCTCTAATTGATTATAAGGGTACTCCTTATAATGCTAGAGAAGCAGCTGGATTTAGCGATACCTTATTTGATGCTGTAAATGCAGGCTCTCTTGATCCTGGTACGGCTTTATCGATGGTTGAGAGCCGCATTCAGCCAGGTAGTGGGTATTACAAGTCTAAAGAATTTAAAGACTTGTTGGATTATCGGATGGACGATGAACGTGCCCGTGGAATTATTGGCGATGCATTTGCCACTAATTATTTCAGACCAGGAAAACGAAAAGAAATTGAAGCTTTTTATCTAGCTGCTGAAAATGCGGGAGTAACGGGTAATCCTAACGAGCTGCGTAACTTTATGACACAACGTCTGGCACGCACTCCTGAAGGAGAATCAAAGCGTCCTTTTGATGCCTTTCAACTTGAAAAGGCTGCTTATTACGGTGCTCCGGTTAGAGATACTGAAGGGAGGAACCTTGGTCAATACGCAGTTTTTGGACGTGGTGAAGAAGGTGCAAAACGTGTAGCAGAGGCTAGATCAAAACGTGATGAAGCTGATGATTTTTTAAAGAACCAGCTTGCTAAAATGGGCATAGGATAATTTAAAATTAAATCAGGAGATATTTAATTATGGGCAAAGAAAATAAAAAAAATAAAGCTATAGAAAAATGCGGAGGTAAACTAGCATTAAAAGCTGCTCAAAAATGGGCTAAAGAACAAGGAAAAAAAGCCCCTAAGAAAATTAAAGATTCAAGTGACTATAGTGCTATTGTTGCTAATTGCAAAGCACACCAGCAGCAAAAACAAAATAATCCTCCAAAACAAACAGGACCAAAAGGTCCAAAAAAGAATGCTGATGTTACAGATACCTTAAAGAATCAAGACAAATATGCTGGTTATGTTGACGGGGAGGGGTTGACCCCTGCTGAGTTTGATCTTTATCGTGACACACAGATACAAACATTAATTGGTAATCAACAAGCGTTATTACAAGGATTACGTAATGAAGCACAGAATTTAATTAATGAAACTTCAACAAAAAATATACAGATTTCAGAAGATGCTGCTACAACACGTCAGCAGTATGCTTCAGACGCTGAAAAAGAATGGCGTAAATATCTAGGTGATATTAGTTATGACACTGCTATTGATAAGGCAAAAGTTGAAGGACAATATGCTTTAGATTTACAAGATATTATTAATCAAGGCAATTTAGATGTTGAAACCACCAGAGGGGGTTTTGCAAAAGATGTTGAAACTCTTAGGGGTGGTTTTGCAAAAGACGTTGAAAATATTAGAGGAGGCTATCAGAAAGAAATTGCTAAAACCAATCGTGATGCGACTATCTTTGGTAATTTCGTTGCTGGTTTTTGGAACTAAAACCAATAGTATAATTAAAACAAGATCTTATTTTTAAGACATGACTTCTACTCCTACTAGTGGTACTTCAGTTAATTTAACTGATTTTCAACAACTTCTCGATAAACTCGAGGAATCTAAAATGCGTCAGAAACGTCAAGAATCTGTTGAGGGACGCCGTAATGTGTTCGCTCAAGGTCTTGCTAACGTTATGACTAATTTCTAATTTTTCATTTGTAATAGGCCATGACTAGCAGCTTTACTGTCTCAGGAACAACTGATGATGATTGGTTTGATCTAAATAAGTATAAACAAGCTGCTCAAGTGGCCTATGACTTCTCTATTGGGAAGATGAGGACAGAAGGTGAGGAACAGCGTGAAGGTATTAAAACTACCGGACAAGAAGCACGGGACACTGAAGCTAGCCGTGCAGCTGAACAACGTGCAACAATAGGTACAACAGGAACTCAACAACGTGAAACCCTTGGAAAACAAGGAGAAGAAGAACGTCTTTCCCTTGGAAAACGTGGATTTGAAGAAAGAGAAACTATCGGTAGAACCGCAGAAGAACAGCGGTCCAGAGATCGACTCCTCCAGCAATTCAAAGATAGAGAAGAAGCCAGGGATCGTGGACAAGCCCTCGAGGGATATCGATTCTGATATCAACGTCAAAACCTTTGACCATTGGGTAGATAATCTGGATAGCGCGACCAGGGAATCTTTTCATGCTTTTGCAGAAGATACCTTTTCTCCTATCCAGGTTTATCTTTATGCCAAGTTTATTGGTTATGATGGCAGCATTATTTGTGTTGATGATTGGGTAAAAGTAACTTATCCCAAACCTAACCACCACAAAGTCTTATTGCATGAGATTAATGAAATGCAAGAAGACATGCGTAAGTTACGAGAAGATGTAGAAAATATGACTGTTAAACGTGATGCAGGTGTTGCACGTATTGCACAGATGCAAAAAGAATTACGTGGCACTATTGCACAAGTAGAATCTTTTGTATCTTCTAAAGATCGTAAAGGTTTGCTGATGGCAGGAGCTGACAGAGCTATTCGAGAGCTGGGAGCTGTATTTAAAGATGACCCAATCGAAGGGCCTTTGCAAGAAGCTGCAATGTCTGTGTGGGCTAGAATTCAATTTGAAGATTGAGTAAAACTTTGGACGAAGAACAGTTTGGTGTTGACATTCCAATGGAGCGTCCTTTTACCAAGGAATCGCTCAATAATGTTTTACAAACTATCGCTAAAAATAGGCGTATTACACCTGGGTTTAATAACTTTAAGCAAGTTAATGAAATTCCCATGGATGGTAACCCATATCCAGACCAGCCTTTAGCTGGTAAATATATGTAATGGAACTTCTTAAAGTAGTAAAAGCTAACACTGACGAAGGAGCAGTGGCTAAACAAAAAATTGATAAAGCTATTAAAGCTTCTAAAGCAGCCAAGAAACACAAGTGTAGCTGTGGAAAGTAAGCTACTATTTAAATAGTATTGAATTTATAAAGTGCCATCACATCTGCATCTTGCGTATCGTCGCAACGCAAAAGCTGCGGCAGCTAATCATCGTATTCGCAAGACAGATCAAGAAGATATTTATAAACAGGCTAGAGAAGATTTTAGTTTCTTTTGTGAATTTGTTGCAGACAAACCACCAGCTGAACACCATAAAGAATGGCATAAGCAATTAGTAACAGGTGAATCAAGTTCTTGCTTACATAAAATTGCTGGCCCTAATATTGATTTACTTGGTCCTCGGGGATCAGCTAAATCAACTGTCCTTGGTTTATATACTGCCTGGGCCATTGGTATCCACACCATGGCACAGCAACCATTGCAGATTCTTTATCTAAGTTATACCGTTGATATTGCTCGTTCTAAATCAGCCACAATTAAACGCATCATTGAATCCAAGAAATATCAGAACGTATTCCCTAAAGTTAAGCTACTGAAAAATGTAACCAGTAATGAGTACTGGTCTATTGATCATAAATTTGCAGGTATTGATACTACAGGTGAAGAACAGTTCACATTATGTGCTGCTGGTCTGAAAGGCTCAGTGACTTCCAAACGTTCTCATCTGGTTATTATTGATGACCCTGTAAAATCTGCTGCGGATATTGGTAACCCAGATATTCGCAAAATGATGCAGGACAACTGGAATGCAGTGATTGCACCGACGATGTTTGAAGGAGGCCGAGCGATTTGCTTGGGTACGCGATTCCGTCATGACGATATCCACTCCACAACGTTTTGCCCAAATAACAACTGGATGCAGATTGTCCTATCAGCGATCTTAAATAACCCGGAGACAGGCGAAGAAGAGTCATATTGGCCCGAGATGTGGTCTTTAGATTACCTCAAGGAGAAGAAGCGACAAGCCCCTATCGCTTTTTCTTTCCAGTACATGAATCAAATCGTTAGACAGAATGAGTTGTCTCTTGCGCCTGAACTACTGGTTAAAGCAGAGATTGCTACTGAGTTTGACTGTTTAGGTGTTGGGGTTGATTTATCTGCTGGTACTAAAGAGAAAAATGACTATACCGTAATGGTGTTAGGTGGTCGTATTGGTGACAAGATTCATATTATTGACTACCGCAGATTGCGCGTTATGGGTAACTTGGAAAAACTAGATGAAATGAAAGATTTACTAAATGACTGGTCAGTAATTGGCCGTCAAGAAAATGGTTTATATTTTCCAACTTATTCGACATGCGACATTTGGTCAGAAGCAGTACAGTATCAGGCTTCTTTAGAAGCTGATTTTAAAAGAGTTTGTTTGCAACAAGAGAATCTTTATAATTTAATTTGGCATCCTGTAAAAGGCTTTCGCTCAGATAAATTGGCACGCTTTAGGGGAATTATGGGAATGTTTGAAGATCGTAAAATAGTGTTTAACAGGTATCGTAATTTTACGACCATGTTTGAAGAATTAACTAACTTTGGTGTTAGTTCACATGATGATTGTGTAGATGCCTTGGTTTGGTTGGTTAATGGTTTAATGCGCCGAGGAAAACTTCAAGTTGATTATTAATGGAACAATTTATTGCTTTAGCTATCGCAGCAGTTTCAGGAGCTGGTTGGTTCACCGGAAAAGTTTTTGGGCGCATACGTCAACTAGAAGATCGCATTGATCGTTTACCTCTTGAGTATGTATTAAAGCAAGATTATATACGTGAGATGGAAAGAATGAATGTCGAATTTAGCGAAATTAACAATAAGCTTGATAAACTTGTGGAAAGATTACTATTGCAATGAGCTATTACGTAGAGTTAGAAGAAGACACTAATGGAGAGCTTTTATTTAAAATTCCAGAAGAAGTAATTGAGACTTTAGGTTGGGCAGAAGATGATTTGATGACTTGGGATTTAAAAGGAGACGGGATTGTGTTACAAAGACTGAATAGTGAATCAGGCTATGAACCTATAGAATAGAAAAAAAGTTGCGGACAAATGTTTAACTACGGCTTAGGAATGACCCAAGGCGGAGGAATGGGAAACCTCGGTGGACTTGGTGGTGGCTTATTGGCAAATATCTATGGTGGTCCACAACAAGGACAAGCCCAACCTGAAGGAGAAGAAGTACAGCAACAGGGTTCTATGATTCCTGGCATTGGCGGAATTGCTGGTCAGATTACTGGTCTAGGTCCTAAGGCATCTGACACGATGGGGAATATGGGTGGTTTAGGTGGTTTGATGGGTGGTGGTGTGGTAGGTCAATTTATGGACCCAATGACTGTTAAGAGGGTTTACTGATGAATAATTTAATGGGTTTTGGTAATCCTGCACTTAGTCCAGGATTAAAGTTAACTCCTGAATTAGCCGGTCGTTACGGAGGTATTTCAGATTTGCTGTATCGACCAGATCGAGATAAAGCTGAAGTTCAATTATTAGCAGGATCATTTAATATGCCAATTGATCCAAATGCACATCGACAAAAAAATAAAACACAAAAAATTTATAACAAAGGAATGCGTACAGATAATCCTTATGAAAAAGAAATGTTTTTAAAACGCACAGGTGTTCAATTACCAGGAGTCTAATGGCACAAGACGATTCAAAATATACAAAACCAGGTCTACGCGAATCAATTAAAAAGCGTATTACAGCTGGCAGCAAAGGTGGCAAACCTGGTCAGTGGTCTGCGCGTAAAGCACAGATGGTTGCTGCTGAATATAAAAAGAAAGGCGGTGGCTATAAAGGTGGTGAAGGAAAGAAACAAAAAGATCTAAAGAAATGGGGTAAAGAGGATTGGCAGACCAAAGATGAATATGAAAAAGGTAAAAAAGCAGCTAAAGCTGCTAAACGTGCAAAGAGTAAAAGCCAATGAAAAAAGAAATTAAAAATCTAAAAAAGATCCAAAAACAATTGCGTGGTAGTGCCAAGATGCATGCTGCTCAAGCAGATAAGATCGAAGGCGTAATTAAGATTGCAGGAAAATATATGAATAAATAACAGAGTGTCAGCTCTGTTAAAATAAATAAAAAGATGAAAACACGTTAAAAATTAAGTCATGGCTAATAGTCCTAAGTTTTCTGATTTATATGGGTATGATTTTGCCAAAATTAGAGATGCTGCTGAAAAACTAGGACTCCAGTCGATTTCGACTCCTGAAGACGTAGCTAAAGTTAAAAATTATATTGATAATCCAGGTTCATCTTTTCAAGCGTTATTAAATCCTCCAAGCGATTATACAAAACCTTTTGAATTCCAGACGGGTTCTCAAGCGTTAAATCCTTTTCAACTTCTTATTAATCAATCAATACAAAGGGATATTCAGTCTCCAAATTTAAGGTTTAAACCAACTCCGATTACAACTAAGCCTTCCCCGACAAAACAATATACTTATACCGATCCTGGTGATAAATTTGCTTTTGGTGTAAAAGACTTACAAGAACTCAGGGCTCAAGGTGTTTCTGATGATGAAATCAAATACATCGCATCACAGTCTGCACAGGTTGGGCCAAAAGCACTGTCTGAATTGAACCTGGCAGGCACATTAGAGAATTACCAAGGAGGTGCAACTCCTGATAAAACAAATCCGAACTATACATATACCGATCCAGGAGATAAAGATGTTTTTGGGATGGAGGATTTTAGAGAGCTATACAGCCAAGGTGTAGGTGAAGATGTAATGCGTTATGTAGCACAAAGTAAAGGAAATATTGGTGACGTTGCTAAGCGTGTATTAGGACTTGAAAAAGGATATAAGAGCGGCGGACAAACTCCAGGCACAATTAAACCAAGTACTCAAGGGGTAAAAGCAACTAACTTCTTAAACGCTGCTTTAAATAAAGCCCGTAATGTATACACGACTCAAGAAGATTTTGATAAAGCAAACGTTGGTGAGCGTATCCTTTATACCGATCCAGGAGACAAAGGAGTGTTTGGCATGAAAGATGCCGAAGAACTCCGGAATCAAGGGATGACAGATGAAGACATTAAATACTTTGCTTCTACACAAGGAAAAGTAGGACCTAAAGCTGCATTGAAATATGGTTTATCTGGAACAACAGATGCCAGTGGTTCATCTAAAACAAATCCTAACTATACTTACACCGACCCAGGAGATAAAGATGCTTTTGGAATGAAGGATTACGAAGAGCTGTATCGTCAAGGTGTTGGAGAAGATGAAATGCGTTTCATTGCTTCTGGACAAAAGCGTGTAGGTGAAGTAGCAGCAAGGCTATTAGGCATTAATGCACGTTAATTTTTTGCAAATTAAAACGATTTAAAAATGCCTTTATTTAAGCTTGCTGGTAGATATGCAGACACCCTTGGAAGCGGTCTTAAATCTTCTGCAGCAGCGGGTTTTAATATGTTGCCAGACAGAATGAATTTATTTGCACGTTATCTTACAGGAGTTGGTAATAAAAATTTAAGATTAGATCCATCAACTGAAAGATCTTTACTTCAGGCAACCGAAAAACCTCCGACGGCTATGGTAATGATGCCTAGTTTTCCTGACGAAAAAGCTGCCTTTATGGGAGACTTTTCAAAAATGACAATGGCACCTAGGCCTTTTCCTGCAGCTGGACCCGGTATTCCAACCTCAGGTCCAGTATATCCATATGGAGGAGGGGATCAGGTAGCTTCTCATACCCTTGGGCAATTTAATGCTGAAGTTACACCTACTACTGTGCGTGTCAGGGATGTTTATGATATGGAAAATAGAGCAGAAGATCCTGATTTAGTTAGCGGTCGATTCCAACCAGGTAAAGCGTATAAAACTTTAAGAGGAGCTTTTGACCCAACAAAAGTTTATAATCCAAAAATTGATAAACTTTCAGACATTAGTCACAGGTTAACGCCAGAACAAAAACAGTTTGGTAATTATATGGATGTAGTGGGCAAAAGTACAACTTTTAGTCCTATGACAGATATAGGACGTGCTGTCATGTATGCGTTACCTGTTAAGTTCAAACCTTATGAAATTGATTACACAATTCAACGTCTTCAATAACTATGGTAGATAAAGCAATCCAATCAGACGGTACGACCAAACGCTACCTTCCTAAAAAAGCATGGGCCAAACTTTCTAAAGAAGAAAGGGAAGATACTGATCGTAAGAAACGAGAAGGTTCTCGTAAAGGAAAACAGTTCGTAGCTAATACTGAGAAAGCAAAGAAAGCTGGTAAAGCTGCTAGGATGTATAAATCAAAGACTGGTAAATAATGGCAATCCCGGCGCGTCTTAAGGAAATTATTGATTCCTACATCGAGCGTGATGGAGGACAATATGTTGATACCGGGATTGTTGCTGGACATATTGCACAGATGAAACTCTTTGGCATTCGCCAAGGTGTTGAGTTCTTTCCGTCACAAGATAACTTTGGTAATCAACGGAAAGATTTTATTGATAAAGTTATCAAATATAACAAACTAGATACGCGTCTTGATTCAATATGGGATTATTTCCTATGCGATGGAAAGGGGCTTTTCTATATTCGGCCTACTAAAAACAATTATCGTCTCTATTATTTTCGTAGCCATGAGTACCGCTCTTATTACAATGTCGATGGCGAATTAGAACAAGTCGTCATTATTTATAGTTACAAAGTTAAAACAGGCAAAGCAGGAATATACCAAGACGTTGGTCTTGGAGGTATTGATACTCCTTCAGCACAAGTACAATCAGGTGATTCTGGTGCCCCTGGACAGAAACGTTATATTCGTTTATCGATTAAACCTGACGTTATCGAAGAAACTCATTCAGAAGGTGAGATGTCTTTTGATAATGTTAATTCGAGTGCCATGACACCTGGCAGAACAAAAACTTTTCCTAACGAATTACGTTATATTCCTTGCGTTGAAATCTTCAACAACCCTAAGGGATTCTCCATGGAAGGAAGTGGAGAATTTGATCAGTTGGCACAGCACATCATTACGCATGATGAACTAGTCCGCAATATGAAGAAGAACTTGCAGTTTTTTGGTAATCCCACACTGCTTTCTTCTCGTCCTAAAACAGATTTAATGGAGCCAGGTAATTCTGACTCTGGACCTCAACGTCCATCAATTGCAGCCAACTCAGGCTTTCAGAGCATGTCTTCAATGTCACGCTCTACTTTTAAACAAGATCCCATCACCCGTGGTGTTGATGGTCAGATGCGTGTTCCTAGGGTGATTGCTAACTTGGAACCAAATGATCGAGTTGGTTATATTGTTCCAGATGCAATTTCTGGAGATCAAAATGCATTTGTGCGGCAATACCGAGAAGAAATCCGTACAGCATTAGGTGGCGTAGACGAATTATCAATTAGTGCAGGTGTTACTGCAACTGAGTATAAATCTTTGTATGGAAGAGTTGCAGCAACAAGCCGCAAAAAAGCTAACTCTATTTATACGCACGGATTATGCCGTTGCATGGAATTGATCATCTATCAAGAAGAGAAGATGTTCATGGATACACTGGCTGCCGCTGCAGGATTTGAAAAACCTGTGCCACCACCTTTAGATGCTCCGCCAGAAGCAAAAGATGGATATATGTTTGCAATGGAAGAATTTGATGAACGTATTAAACAATTGATGATGGCTTGCGTCCAAGCCCAGATGATTCCACCGGGTGTCAAAGGATTGATACCCGATGGTGACATTACAATGCTTTGGCGTTGGCTTGGTCCTGTGTACGAGGAATCGACACAGGATATTCTCAACAATTCAATCGTCGTACGTAACTTGCAAGAGTTAGGTGTTGATAGCATTGAAGCACTGAAATATCTTTTCCCATCTAAAACAGATGAGGAAAGAGCGGAAATGCTTTCGGGCTTTCCGTTCAGGATGGTGAACGAATTACAGGGAGCTTATAACCAGTTCTCTCGTTTGATTGCGGGGATGATGCAGACCCCACATCCACAATCTCCAGATCTGCCTATGGCAGCTGACCCGAGATTAGACCTAACACCTTATCTGTATCGAACTCTGGAAGCATTACAAAAGGAGATGAGCTATGCAGGACGCTTCCGTCCAATCGATCCCACAGACGAGCCCCCAGTCCGTGGCCCCGAGCAATTACGTGGCGGCGGCACCGGCAGCACAAGCTCCGGCGGCTCCCCAAGCTCCGGTGGGAACGTATTACCCCCAGGCGGTGCCCCAGGCAGCACCGGCTCCGACTACCAGTTACCAATCCGCCCCGTCTCAATCCGTCCCCCAATCCCTGGCTTCGACGGAAACTCAGGGGAATCCATGGGAATCGGCGTTCAACAAGGTAGTGAACCTGTTGGGCAGTCCAGTGCAATCCCCGTTCCAGGGTCAACCGTCACAGGTCCCGGATCAGGTAGCGAGTCCGTATACCCAGGCCAACTGGGGTACTCAGGCGGTTCCCAGCCAGGTTCCCAGCTGGGCAACATCGGATCAGCAGATCTCGCAAACAAGCCAGACCTCATCCAGCAACTATTCCCCAACTTCGCAGATCAGCTCTTTGGAGGACGTAGCGGATCTACTGGAGTGGAGTCCGGAAAGCCGGATGGTGGTCGCAAACTACGGAACCGAAGCACCCGCAATTCTAAATCAGTACGCCCTAAATCTTGAGGGAATGCTTGATTCAGCAGTGGAATGGGGTAAAGAAGCCCAAACCACTCTTAAGAATTACGCTGACTTTGCTGTTAACGAGCACCGCGACAATCTTGCTTATAACGAGATTCTTACCAATCCTGATGTACTGAGCGACTACACACTTCAGTTCTTTGGTCCTGAAGGTCCTTACCCTGTTTATGAATCAGAAGCTGATCTGGAAACCACTGGTTATCCCACTCAGCCTGTAAATACTCAGGCCATGGTACCCGGCGCACAAATGCCCGCACCTCCGCAGGCTGCTGCTCCCCAAGCCCCTACTGATTTCTGGGGTTCCTTTAAGCAACAAATGGATGTAGATCCAAGCCAAGCATGGCGTTTAATTAATCAGGCATCTCCTCAGGCGATGTCTCAAAAACTGTTTGTTATGGAGTGATCTAATGCGTAATCGTCTTAAGTATGGCGTTCCTGCTGCAGCTGGTTTAGGTGTGGCTGGAATGGCTGCTGCTGAAGCTGAGAACCCCGCCACTGTCTTGAATGCCGGTGCTACCCGTGCCCTTGGCGGTGCTGCTGGACTTGTTGGCGCACGTCAACTTGCTGGTAAATATGCTCCCGGCCTCATGCAAGCCGTGCAGGGCGGTGTTACTAGAGCAGGTAATGCGATTGGTGACTACGGTCGTAACTTACCTGAACAAAGCAGAGTGCGTGCAGGCGTAACAGGCGCAGCCGCAGATGTTGTTGATGCTATTGATAAAGGATTAGGTGCTCCTCAACAACCTAATCCAGGAGCTGAACGCAACATCGGTAAAGCTGTTGCTGCTGGTTTAGTCCCTGGCGCTGCAGCTGCTGCAGGTTTAGGTGGTGTTGCTGTAGGACGTGCAGTTGGCGCTATCGGCCAAGCTATGGGCATTGATCCTGAAGCACCTGGATCTAGCAACACTCTTGGTTCTCGTATGAGCATGCAGTCTGCAATGCTTCCAATGTATTAAAGACTGCTAAACTTTAAAATAGATAGGACTTTTGTCCATTCTTTTATCCGACAAAAAACTATTCCTGGGTTACTGGAGAATAACTAATGTTTTTAGATAACGACTTTCCTAAGATTTTAGGGGCGGAACTTTACCGTCCGCATCCCGCGTATATTTGCGAGATGGCCTGTGAGCCTGTGGTGGTGCATGACTTCACCTCCCAGCCTGGTCAAACTGTGCAACTGGATCGCTATAAGTTCTGGGGAGCCCCCGGCACGAAGGACAGCCGTGAGCGTATTGCTGACCAAACTATCGGTACTGCTAACAGCCGTAACATCACCAAGGAGAAAGTCCTGGTGGTGCTTAAGGAATACACCGGTCCTGCGGACCCGGCTGACCCTACCCAGCC